AAAGAATTAACTTATAATTCTTCACCAGATTGATTATTGGCTTCCTTTTGCTGTCTCGCCTTTATAACATCTTCTTTCGTAAGATTATAAGGCGGCGACATAAACAATCTTTCTTCCGCCGTTGGTCTAAACTCTTTTTCGTGAGATTTAGGGCTTCCGGGCGGTGTTCCTTTTCCCTTGGGAGATTTCTTTCTTTCCAATTCCTCGGCAATTTGAGAATTCTTTAAAGAGTTCACAATAGCTCTCGCTATATTTAAATCCTCTTGGGGATTGCCCGAAGGCGTAATGCGTTCCTTGATGTAATGCTGGGTCAAGGTTCTTTCGTCCTCGTCTTCAATTTCTTCCGCCAGTTCAAGAGCAGTCTTTTTAGACTTCTCCTGTTCCATCTTTTTAAGCATACCCATAGTTACCGGAACGTCATCATCTTTAGGCGACTCAACGCCCTCCTCTTTATTCAATTCCTGTAATTGCTCGTCTATCTTGCGTTTTTCAAAATTCAGCCGTTCCCGTCTGGTAAATTGTTTTTTTTCAAGTTTCTTTACCTCTTTTTTAACGGGGTCGTCTTCTAGTGAAGATTTGGCTTCGGATAACGCTTGTTCAGCGTCTTTTACGGCCTGATTTAAGGTTTCGTCCTCTCCTCCGGCCTCCTCCGCCTGTTGTTTTGCTTCCGCAAGTGAAGCGTCTAACGTTGCGATTTCGTCCATATTGCTAGGGTTTATATGGATTGCCCCGTTCCAATTAGTGTTAACAAAGGTTTATATGGATTGCCTCGTTCCTAAGACCTCCCGATTACGCGCGGGGTCGCTTATTCTTGAGCAAGAACACGATAAAGCTCATCCTCTTGTTGGTATATCCACAAAGCGGTTCTACACCAATACAATTGTTCCGGCATAGTTCCATTGTGAACACCCATCGTTACAGCTTTAAACGCTACCTGTTCTCGCACAAGATTTCTACATTGATTGTCAAGCACAGCCTTGGCGCTCTCCTTTATCTGTATTGCCTTTTCTAAAGGCAAACTTTGTCCGTTAATCATAATTCTACCTTGCTGGTCAATCTCAATAATGTCTTTATAAGGGATAAAATTTAATTTATCCAATAAAGCGGTAACCAATTTCGTTCTTTCTTTCAAAGAAAAATCAGAACTTCTTAATAACCGAATCACTAAATTGGCCAAAATCTTATTCATTTAAAAGAGCTTCCAATTCCGACTTTTTCATGGTCGGTTTGTATTCTATTCCTTTTTCGTCAAGTTCAGCCATCAATTCTTCTTTAGTCATTGGTTGCGCTTCTTCTTCTTCTTTTTCTATTCCTTTTTCCAATTTTTCCTTTTTCTTGGCCAACGAATAAAGCTGGGCGGAAGTCAATCCTTCCAAATCTTTAGAAACCGGTATTCTTTCATCTTCGCCAAGCACAAATCCCAAAAGCCGACGATAAACTTTTTTCACATCTTCTTCAGTAAATTTATCACCTTTGATTTCTCTGCATTCGCCAATGGCTCTTTCTAATTTTGCTCTGTTTTCGGCCCAATCATATCCTTTGATTATCATTTTAGTTTTTAGAATTAAATTTATAATACCGACCTACTTTTTACGCTTATTTACTTTTTTCGCCTTTCCGCCTTTCTTTTTTACTTCAATCACTTTGTTATTTTTAAAGGCAAGGCGAACCTTTTTTCCGCTCTTGGTGGTTTTCCACCTATACCTTGTTCCTTTGGGCAATGGGCTCATTTTATCTAACAGCTTCCTCTAATGGTGTTCTAGCCGACCTTTGTTCCGGTTTTCGCGTCATTCCCATAAGGGCTTGCATCATTTCTTCCTGCCCTTTTTTGGCTTTATACCTGTCCGGGTCGCCATCAGCGTATTCCTCAATCACAAAATCATTCACCACCGCTTCGGGATTAGTAAAAGGCATTACTCTCGGGTCGGTCAGTTTCTCAAAAGCCAGTTCTTTTTCGCTTCTATCGGTTCCGGTAGAACGGGCGACTATCCTATCAGCATCCACAAACATTGTATATCTTGTTCTGGCGAATAAATATGGATTAACTTCGTAAATTCTCTGGTCAGAACCCTCGCCGCCGGCTTGTTTCCACAGTTGCCATTCTCGCCTCCTCGCTTCTTCGTTAGATAAGTCTCTGCCCAAATAACGGTCGGTAAAAACAATCCTGTTAGTGATATTTCGCCCTTTATCTTTTCCTTTAGCCAAAATCAATTTATATTTCATCCTTAACGCCTCCGGAACAGAAGCGTCCAATTCCCCAATAGTGGCATATTGGATAACGCAATCCATCGCCAATTCGCCAAGTTGTTTAACCAGCCAAGCTACACCGATGCCAGCCACGCCTAAAAAGATTCTCGCCTGCTTCTGGGCCACAATAGTCTGCGTAGCCGTTACATTCGGCTCGGTCGTTCCCTGCATCACCTTGTCTTGCGTGGATTCAGACAAATCCTGATTAGCGTCTTGTATCGCCTTGTAAGCGGCCGCCAAATTCGGCCCCAAAGAATAAGCGTCCACTTTGGCGTTCAATGGCATTCCCATAGTCGCTCCGGGAGCGATTACTCTTGAATCCACTTTAGCCACTCCGGACAAAAATATCGGTTTCATCACATCCAATTTCACGCCATCAATCACCAGTCGGTCTATTTCATTGATTTTCTTGTCTTCCCAGTATTCTTTAAAACTGGCCGACTTGTAATAAACAAATCTCCCCGAAGGGTCTGCCGGCTCAAATCCCGACATAGCAAAAGGATAAATCGGCACAGACAGCCATTCGTCATTCTGTAAAACCATTCTCCTATTCTCAAATGGATTAGAATTATAGATGTTATTAAAATTGCAGAGCGGCACTCCGCCAACAAAAGTAACCTGCAAATCCTCGCTCTTCCAATAGCCGGTTACTTCCTGCACAAAATTCCTGTCCGCTTCATTGGCTTCCACATCAAACAAAGTCAAATTCTCATCCCCCGAGATCCATCTTGTTTTTCCGGCTTCCACAAAATCAAATAAATCTTTGCCTTGCGAATCATAAAATCTGCCGGCGTAAATACTTTTGGCGTAATTATAACTAATTCTTCTTTCCCGAAAAATAAACGGCTGATTATGAAGATTGCCGGTTCCGCAATACAAATCGCCTAAAAGAAGTTCGTCTATCGGAATAATATGCAACTGCAAACCCGATAGAACCTCATCAACCGCTTCTTTAATGTCAATCGTCCCGTCTTTCATCCTTTGTTTGATTTTCTGCAAAGATAAAACATATTCCACACTGGCATATACCGCCGGATTAACAAGCAACGAAAGCACAAAATACATAAACTTAATTTCGTAATTGGCTTTTTTCAAATATTCTTCAATCAAAATACCCATTACTCTGGCGCTCCACTTATCTTCTTCATCCCGTTCGTTCTGGGCAAACACGGTCGGAAACAACATTCCAGCCAAAAGATGAGCCAATATGCCAATCACTTTATTTCTGGCCGTGTTTTTCCGTCCCCGCCATCGCCATCGCTTATGCGAAGGCACATATTCAGCTCCCACAAACGCGCCAAAAGTCTCTTGGTCGGTTTTTGCTCTATCTAATAAAGAAATTCCATCAAATTCATCTAGCGGTTTTCTTTGGAGGTTATAAGCAGTCTGATAATCGTTCTGGAAAAACGAAAAAAACTTCCTTACTTCAAAAGGAAGAATAAGCGAACTTTGCGAAAGTTTAGTTGCTCCGCTTTCTAATGGTTTGCCGTCTTTGCCAACGACAATATTTCCAATCATAGGCGCTAGGCAAGGATTTGCACCTCGCACACTACTAGCGCAAAACAGCTGTTGTTTTTATTATAGCATAAAAAAGAAAAAACACCAAATATATTTTATAATTTTTTGAGCAAATGCCTCAATTTTGTTTCCGCCTGTGGTTTTGTCAGCAAATTCCCATAAGTTTCACTGGCCAAAGCGCCGGCAATATCATCTAAAAATCTTTTAAAAATCGCGTCCTTTACTTTATTTTTAACAAATTTAAGTTGGCCGCCATACGCTTCCAATTCCTGCTTCAACCGGAACTCTCTATCCTCTAAATATCTCATCCACCAGTAATCCGCGCCCAATTCTTTTTGCTGTTCGCTGTGAATCTGCTCGTGCGCTATATGATGGACTTCCAGTTGAATATCGTGCAGATTGTAAATCGTGTCTTCATAACAATAAACACATCTCTTGTCTTCGCCAAAGACTTTTTCAATTTCTTTATAATTCGGCGGAAAGTTTTTAATAATCTTCATCGGGAATAAATACTTTTAATTCATCACTTTTTTGTTCTATGTTTGAGACCGCCCAATAACGAAGCATATCGGCCGCGTGTGAAGTCCAGTCATGATACGGCCTCGGCTTAAATTCTCCCCGCTTGTCATCCCATTCCTTGCGGTATAAAGCGATAGCGTTTAGAAAATAATCACATTTTTGAGCATCAATCCACAAAGTGTTAAATCTTCTCCTGGCCGCGTTAATGCCATCCATTATTTGCAAATTAGGAACAATTTGAAAGTTAATCCCAAGCCGTCTTGCTGTTTCCAATCTTGACTGCCCGCTTCCCAATTCCCTTACTTCAATATCGTGCGGAGCAAAATGACTGCCATAAATATATCTTCTGTCCTGCAAAACATTGATGTAATGCTCCAATCCTTCACCTGAATTTTCATAGTAATCAATTAAACGCCATTGGTTGGCCACATTCTGAAAAAATCCTATTGTTGTTGAATCCGATATGCCTAAATCCCACCAAGTATGAACCGGAAATCCTTTTTGATACGGCACAATCGTAATTCTTCCTTCATTCCGCGCCGTTGCCAATTCATCCGCGTAAAACGCTCCTTTAATCGCCGCCTCAAAAGAACACTCAAATTCTTGTTCATATTCTTCAGAAGTCATTATCTTTTTAGCGGAATCCAATTCTTCCCGCGATATTAACTTACTTTCACTCGCTTTAAGTAAAATCGTCAGCCATTCTTCATCTTTTTTCGCTTGTTCATAAAGCCGATAAAAATCATTCTTGCCTTTAGGCGTTCCAATCCAAATCGCATATCCTTGATGGTCTGATAATGCCGGCCTGATAATCTCGGTAAAAATATTGCTTGGCTGTTGGCTATATTCGTCAAAAACCACTCCCCAGAGTCCAATACCGCGAAGACTATCAGGATTATCTGCCCCATATAAAGTCAATTTGCTTCCATTAGGATATTTCGCTGTTAGTTCCGCTTCGTTAAATTGAATGTTGGGAATGCATTGGGCATAAGACTTTAGCATATCCCAAGCAATATTTTTGGCTTGCTTATAAGTCGGGGCAATATAGGCATAGCGAGAATTGCTGGTTATTAAAGCGTCTCTTTGCAAGTGATTAAGGCAAGCGGTTGTCTTGCCGCTTCTTCTGTGATTAACAATGACCGCCCATCTCTTGTCTGTATCATGCAATTCTTTCGCCCATTTTCTTGGCTTATACGGGATTGTTATTATTTTTCCCATGTAAAACCTTCAACTCTTTCAGTGGCTCCTCCTGATAATAACTGAATATTCTTTGTGAGTTTATCTATTGCGTCAACCAACTGATGATATTGAGCTTTACTTATTTTCGTTTTCAACAATTTGATGGCTCTTTTTCTTTCTTCCTCTAATTGTTCAATAATTGGTTTAGTTTCTTCCTTTACTCCTTTGCTCTGAATTATCCTTTTAGGATATAATTTCATAGATTTCCCATACCCACTATTTTCCACTATCTCACCGCCTGTTATCGGTTTTTTATTTCCAAGAGCTTTTTTTATATTTTTAGCCACTCTTTGTTGTTTGATTGTCGCCATCTTTTTTTAATAAACCATCTCAATAAAAATTCTATATTCGTCAGAATAATATTTCAATTCACCTTTTGGGCTAGTTGATAATAAATGTGGTTTAAATATTTCAAAAATCATGTGTGCTTCCTCTACGGGAACAACAATAGTATCTTTCTTAAATTTTCCACAAAATGAACCAAGTTTGAAGTTTTCGTTTTTTTCTTCATTATTTTTTTCTTCATCATTTAATTTTTCTATAATCTCGTTTATCTTTTTCGCCAATTCAATCGGGCCGGCGGATGATTCGCCGTCTACCGAATCGGGATATTCATTTGTCAGTTTTTGAATTTTCATCTTCTTAACAAATTATCCAAATCGCTTGGAAACTTATTAGACACCGCGCCGCCGGCTGTCGCCAAATCAGCCGCAATCTGGCAAGCGTTCTGCAATGCCACGCGGCATACTTTAACCGAATCCCTTACCCAATCTTCAATCTCAATCGTTTCGCCAGCATTAACCATTATCTGTTCATAAACCGAAAGCAATGGTCTCTTAAGAATCGCGTCTTCCGGCAGTTTTTCTGAAATTTCTTTAAAAACCAATCCTCCTCCCTTAACCGTTCCTTCCTGTAAAGCCGACCTTGTTGAATTAACCGCATCTTCCGCTTTATCCAAACGATACTTTCTGTCTTGTTCGGATAACGCGCCCACATTGATTATTGTAAATCCATTAGTTAGCTGGGCGATCCGCTGTTCCAGTTGCTTTTTAGCAAAAACAGATTCTTCCCCTTTTAATTCTTTTTTTAATTTTTCCACCCTCGCGTTTATCCGGTCTTTAATTATTGTTTCATTTTCTTTGTCTTCAAATCCGGTAAAATCCGCCGAATATCTTGAAGAACGCACCGACTTGGCAAGTCCCACATCGCTTATCTGATATTCGTTAAGCCCGCGCTGTTCCTGATTGTAAAAAGTCCCGCCGATAACCGCCGCCAAATCTTCCATTATCTCCACCTGATTAACATAAGGCGCGTTCATCGGATAAAGTTTAAAGCCCGCCTGCAAATTCTTCATGCATTCCAAAATCGCCTCGTTAGTAAAAGCCCGGCCGATAAGCACAATTTCATTCCAGCCCTGCCGTTTCATATTATCAAAAATCGGTCTTAAAGCGTCAAGATTTTGAAAAGTATAATTAGTGAGCAACACATGGACATTATCCGCTTCCAATCGCTGTTTTTCTTGATTATTAACAACCAAAGAAGTGCCGAAACCATTATCAAATCTAATGCCATTGATTCTTTCGGCAAAATCTTTTCTTTCATTGGTCGCCTCGGCTATCACCACTCCTTCCGGCCCCAATTCCCATTGCGCTTCTCCTATAAGTTTAGCGAGGTTCTCATCTTCGCTTGAAACTTTGGCCACATCAATCAACTCTTCTTTTGTTTTAACCGGAGTAGCCATTTCGTTAAGTTTTTTTATCACTTGCTCGCATTCTTCGTTAATCTGTTTTCTTATTTGAATCACTGATTTCTTGCCTACCAATCTGTCTTTATTCGGCAACAATTTTAAAACTTCTTTTAAAATCGCCTGCGTAAGAGTAAGCGCGGAAGTTGTGCCATCGCCGGCTTCGTCATTGGTTTTTACGGCCGCTTCTCTGGTAATTCTTAACGCCAAATCTTCTGTTTCATTTTCCAGCTGAATTTCTCGGGCGATAGATATTCCATCATTAGTGATTTTTAGTCCTTTTTCCAGTAAAAAATTCCTGCCCCACGGTCCTAAAGTTTGCTTCACGCAGTCAACCAGAACATTAACCCCTTTATTTATTCTGTCAGTTGCTTCATTGGGGTTTTGAATATTATTATAATCTACTATTTTTTTTAAATGCATATCTTCATTATAGCATAAATTTTAATTATTTCCCACTTTTCTCCAACCAAATAGTAAATAGCGTAATCGCCACCGTAGCCAATCCGCGTTTCTTAAACTCCGTGTCTTCGCCTTTCGCATATTCCCTTTCAATAAATTCAGGAATAAGTTTTTGCAGTTCTTTCGGGGTGTATTTTTTTTCTTGTTTCTTATTCATAACATTTATCGCAATAAAAATCCCTGCAAAACTGCGGACGATTTTCGTAGTTGTTCATTTTTTTAATTGGTCAAGGGATTGGATGATGTCGGTGAGGGCTTGAATAGCCGTATCATCTTCTTCGCTTGGATTTCGCATCAGTTCGTTTTTCTTCCGCTCCACCATTCCTGTAATGTGATTGATGAGTTTGAGGTTTGAGGTGCGAATAAAGGATTTAATAAATTTCCAATCTTCCTCTGCTATATCTGTATTACAAATGTAATTATAAGGTTTTTTTACTTGCTCTTTTCCCATTTCCCAACCCCTAACTACCAATATTCGTAATCTTTTTTCTAACTCTTCATCAAACTCCTCACTTATTTCTTCTAAAATGTTTGGGTTGCTACTCTTCTTCATAAATTCCAAGTGCTTCTTTAATCTCTTTAATTTTAATTCTTTGACCTTCAACCAACCCCTCGGCAAATCCCTCCTGAAGACCTGTTTGGTAAGTTTTTCTTTTTTGGGGATACTCAAAGAGTTTTTCTTTTCTCTCCTCTCTCTTGTTTTGTGGGGTGGGGGTCATAAATCTTTAAAAACTTTGGGGGTCATTATATTTCTAGTCTTTCAATAACAGAATTTATTCGCTTTGCCGAAACACTAAAATGATTTCCCAAATTTTTCACAGCACGAGCTATATCTATTAAACCATCTACCTCTTCCTTGCCAGATAACTCTTTCAGTTCTTCTGGTCTTAATGCTGGAGATAATCTAATCTCCAGTTTGCTAATACAATCCGCTAAAAACCCAGAATTCTTTTTAGCGATTTCTAATTGCTGTTCTGTCTGCGACATTTTTTTTGGCGAAGTCGGCAATCCGCACTCACTTGTTGTTCCCTCCATATTATTTTGCAGTGGGTTAAAGGCACTGCGAACCTTTTATTATTTTATAATTGCTTTTGAGATTGGTTGACCCCGATATATTCTGGAACGCAAGGTTTTTAATTTTATTCCAGATATTTCAGACCATTCCCTTAAGGTTTTAAATTTATAAAGCTTTGTTTGTGGACGATTTTTATATTGTTCACTCCACTTGCCCTTGTTTTGTAAAAGTGGTTTCCAAAA